ACATGGTCCGGCCCCGCACGCAGCCGAATGACCCGATTACGGGCAAGCCCGTCACCACGATCCCGGGCGCCGACAAGGACTGGTGCGCGATCGAGGTGACCGACTTCGACCCCGACGCGATGCCGGCCCAGATCCACGTGCCTGATGGTGTCGGCTACACGATCCTGCGCCGCTCGGCGCGCCTGAGCGTCCTCGCCAGCTTCTGCGGCCCCAACAGCGACTACTACGCCAATCTCGCCTCTGACGCCCTCTGTGTGCCTCAGAACCGCGAGGCGATGAGAGGGCAGGGGCTCAACTTTCTCTCGTCCGACACGATCCGGCGCGTGCCCGACATCGTCAATAGCTCAAACCGCCGCCGAGCCGACCTGCCGATACGCTTCGTACAGGCGATTGAGCGCCGATACGAAATTCGCAACGTCGCTGTGCTGTCCGGCAAGCTCACTGGCGTGAACGGCTCGGGCGCTATTACCGACCCGCTGAGCACCGTCCCGCCTCCCGGCGCTTGACGCTCTCCACCAATCCCGATCCACCTACCAGGGACGCCGGTCGACGGCGCTTTGCTATGGCTGCTGGCCTCAACGTCGCCGACTTCGTCCGCGTCTCCGTCTCACTTCAGCCCGCCGCTGCGCTCTATCGCGGGTTCGGCAACGGCCTCGTCGTCGGCTCGACCCCCGCCGTGATCGACGTCGCCGAGCGGCTGCGCCTCTACACCTCGCTGGACGGTGTCGCGCAGGACTTCGGCACGACCGCCCCTGAGACTTTGGCCGCCACCCTGCACTTCAGCCAAGACCCGCAGCCCGCTCAGCTCTACGTCGGTCGCTGGGCCCAGAGCGCCACGGCCGGCAACCTGCACGGCGCTGTGCTGACGCCGTCGCAGCAGCTTCTGAGCAACTTCACGGCCATCTCCAACGGCTCGCTGCGGATCTCGGTCGATGGCACACAGCGCGATCTGACCGCCCTGAACTTCTCGGGCGCCCTCAACCTGAACGGCGTCGCGCAGATCCTGCAGACGGCTCTGGCGGCGGTCGCCAGCGGGTCCACTGTGAAATGGGACTCGGTCCAGAAGCGCTTCACGGTCACGTCAGGCACCACCGGGCCGACTTCTTCGGTCAGCTACGGGTCGGCGGTTTCGCCCGCCAGCGGCACCGACGTGTCCACGCTGTTCCACTTCACCAGCGCGGACGCCTCGGCGCCCGTCATCGGGCAGACCGCGGAAAGCCTTGTCTCGGCCGTGGCTGCGCTCGCAGACCGGTCGGGCGATTGGTACTCGCTGCAGGTTGCCACCGCCACGCCTCCGGCCGATGCCGACCATATCGCTGCTGCGACTTTCATCGAGGGCCTGAGCACGACCCAGTCGCGCATCTACGGGCTGACGATCCAGAACACGAACGCGCTGGACAGCACTACGTCGGCCGATCTCGGCAGCCAGCTTCAGACCCTGAACCTCGCCCGGACCTACTACCAGTTCTCGGGCAACAATCCGTATGCGGCACAGTCGATCTTCGGCCGCGCCGCGACGGTGGACTTCTCCGGCTCCAACACCACGATCACGCTGGCCTATAAGCGCGAGCCGGGTGTCGTCGCCGAGAACATCACCGAGAGCCAGTTCGCGACGCTTCAGCGTAAGAACTACAACGTCTTCACGAATGTCAACAACGGCACGGCCATCGTGTTCGCCGGCAAGATGGCGAACGGCGATTACTTCGATGAGCGCCACGGCGCCGACTGGTTGCAGAACCGCATCCAAACCGACGTCTACAACCTGCTCTACCTCTCGCCGACCAAGATCCCGCAGACCGATGCGGGCATGAACCAGATCAAGGCGGTCATCACTGCCGCCTGTCAGGTCGCCGTCAACAACGGGTTCGTCGCGGGCGGGCGGGTTTGGACAGGGCCGAGCATCGGCGCGCTCAAGACCGGCGATACGCTCACCTCCGGCTTCTACATCTTCGCGCCTGCGGTCTCCACGCAGAGCGACGCAGATCGGTATGCCCGCAAGTCGGTCCCCTTCCAGGTGTGCCTGACGCTCGCCGGCGCCGTGCACCTGATCACCATTTCTGCCCTCCTCAACCGCTGACCCGGGGCCGCACGCTATGGATCCCATCGCTTATTCGTTCATCGACGTTCAGGCCGCTATTGAGGGCCCCGGCGGCAACTTCTCGGTCTCTGAAGGCGGCGTCGGCACGGGCATGCACTCGGCCCGCGCTTCCCGTGCCGGCCGGGTTACGATCCGCCTTCTCAAGAACAGCCCGATCAACCGCAAGCTGATGGACATGCGCAATGCCCAGAAGGCCGGCGGTCTCGTCGGCGGCGCATTCACCGGGCGCAACATCCTGACGCTCACCAACCCCTACTGGGGCGACGACTATCAGTGCCGGGCCGGCGCGTTCGGCAAGGCTCCGAACGTCACCTATGCCGAGGACGGCAACACCAACGAGTGGGTGATGAATTTCATCTACATCGACTCGGTGCTCGGCGACGGCTCGCTGGTGCAGGGCTGATCCTCATGGCTGAGTTCTCGGTCAACGGCCGCCAGTACCGCTCCGGCATGATGCCTGCCCGCACGCAGTTCCACGTCATGCGCCGCATGGCTCCGATCCTGCCGACCATGCAGTCTGCGATCATGGCCAGCATGAAGGTGAAGATGGCGCAGGATGCGGGCGAACCGATCACGGGCAATGCGCAGGAAGCCGCCGTCAGCGCCGGCCTCGACTTCATCGCGGCAATCGGTACCCTAACCGACGAGAACGCCAACTACATCCTTGATAACTGCCTCGCAGTCGTCGACGTGCGACAGGACGAGTTCTCGGGTAAGTGGTCGAAGCTGCGCGGCCCAGGCGGCTCCATGTTCGACCTCGACATGATGTCCGAATTGGAGATCGTGAAGGAGGTCGTGCAGGACAACTACGGCCCTTTTTTTCAAGGGGTAGCCGCTCGCCTGAGCAACGCGGTCGCCGCCTAGACATAGATCTCGCTCGCATGGAAGACGGCGAGGAGTTCTATATGGCTCCGATCCCGTTGGGGTATTACCGCTACACTGACCTGCTGGAAGGCCCTCTGTCGATCGAGCATATCGCGGAAATTAACGAAGCGATGGCTTATTCGACTGAAAACGAGTATAGAGCTAGGGACGCTCAGAAGAGCGGATAGCTCTAGGTCATCATGCCCAAGTTTGTCGTCTACCGCATCGGCAACGGCCTTGACGGCAAGGCGTACATCGGCAGGACCATCAACCCGCATTCTCGCTGGAAGACACACAAGGCCTACGCTCGTTCAGGCCGTGGGTTCTCGCTCCACCAAGCGATGCGCGAGTGCGGTGTCGATAATTTCAGCTTCGACATCATCGGCGAATTCGATGCTTTGGATGATGCAAAGCGTGCCGAATTTGAGGCCATTGCGGCAGGCGTCACGAACGATCCGGAGCGAGGGTACAACCTTACGGCCGGCGGGGATGATCAGCCGGAGATTGCGCGCCTCGCTGTAGCGTTCGTCGCCTCTAGGCGCGCGACTGATGAGGAAGCGGAGATTGCCCGCAGCAGCGCGCGAGCAAAGAAAGCCGCCGTCACTCTGGGTCGCGAAGCCGTGCATGCGAAGCTGGCGCGAGCCAGGGCGGCAATCCCAGCAGAGAAGCGAACTGCGATGGGGTTGGCGCTGGTCAAACGCTTAGATGAAGCGCAGCGGAGAGCCAAGGCAAAGCGGGCGAACGACACCCTTGGCCCCGAAGGGCGAAGCCTGAGAGCCAAGAGGGCCGTTGCCACGCTCGGAGCCGAAGGGTTGAGCGCAAGAGCGAAGAAGGTGGTCGCCGCTCAGACCCCCGAGCAACGATCCGAGGCGCGGAGGAAAGCTTGGGAGACAAGGCGCCTCAGAAGCCGCGCGGCTCAGGTGAAATAAATGCCTTGGAATAACTGGGCAGCGATCTGCTGAGCCTCGTCACGCTGAGTCTCAAAATCTCCAAATCCGCTGTGCGTCATGCGGGCTATTATATCCTCGGATCGCCTACGCATTTTCTCGACGTTGGCATTTGAGGCGGCTGGGCCATTCGTTTGCGACGCAACCCAGGTCACTAGCATCGCTAGGACGGCCTTCATGGCGATCGTTTCGCTAGGAGTAGGTGCGGACATGTCTGCCTCGTTGCGGCGGGAGCAAGCTAGATACCGCGTCCATCGAGTTCGTCGAACCGGTCTGAGCTTGAGCCTCAAGGATACGCATGGCCCTGCTCGGCGCAATCACTGACGCGCTCTTCCGCCCATCCTCCCGGGCAATCGACATCATCATCCCGGATGTCGTGTTCGAAGAGATCCACCGCGACGAGTTGATCATCACGCAGCACCCCGTTGAGAAGGGGGCCGCGATCACTGACCACGCCTTCAAGCGGCCTGCCGAACTGGAGATGCGGGTCGGTTGGTCGGACTCGACCGCCGGTTATATGGGCTACGCCCGGCAGGTCTACGATCGCCTGCGCCGGCTGCAGGATGAGCGGCGCCCGTTCCCGGTTTATACGGGGAAAAGGCGCTACGCGAATATGCTGATGCGCGGCCTCGCGCTCACCACCGACGACAAGAGCGAGTATGCCGCGCTTGTGGTCGTGGCTCTGCAGGAGGTCATCCTGACCTCGACGCAGACGACTGGCGGTCAGCAGAACGGCGCTGCTGCGCCGGGTGCAAATTCGGACCAGGCGAACCCAGCTTCAACCGGCAGCGTCACCAACAGCGGTAGCGTAGCAACTACTGACGTGGGCCCTCAGGCATTCTCTGGGGCTTTCAGCCCAGGCAGCACGGCGGCTCCCGGCGATCTTGGGCTGGGCGGTGCGGTCGGTGAAGGCTTGAGCGGCCTGAGCGCATCCAACTA